CTATTGCGACAACTGAAGGTTCAGGTGGTGAAATTACAGGAATGGCAATTGCGCCTACATTCCGTTCAGCACTAGCAAAACAAAAAGACGGTCAAGGTTTAGCGATGTTCCCTGAATTAGCATGGGGTAATTCACCAGATAGCATTAATGGATTGCCTACAGATGTAAACAAGACTGTATCTGATATGACTGATGATGCACTTGCTTACTTAGGTGATTTCGCTAATGGTTTCAAATGGGGTTATGCAAAAGACATTCCACTTAAAGTTATTGAATTTGGTGACCCAGACAACTCAGGAAACGATTTACAAGGTTATAACCAAGTGTATATCCGTGCTGAATTGTTCTTAGGCTGGGGTATTCTTGACGAAAATGGATTTGCACGTGTTATTGAAGCACCAGGAGTATAATTTAGGAGGTTATGTTAAATGAAATATAAAAATACTAAAACAGGGGCTATCGTTGATAGTCCTTTTGTTATTAATGGCGAAAATTGGAAAAAGTTAAGCGATGTAAAGGTTGAAGAACCTAATCAAGATTCAGAAACTGAATATGTTGAAGAAGAAGTTGATTTAGAAGCAATGACAAATAACGAATTAGAAGAATTTGCAAAAGAACATGATGTAGAGCTATCTTCTGATGATAAAAAGAACAAACAAGCTCGAATCGCTGCAATCACTAAAGCTTTTGAATAAAAAGGCGGTGTTTACATGGAACCTTTTGCAACAATTGATGATTTAATTAGTTTATGGAGACCACTGCAACCAGATGAAGAAATGAGAGCATTTGATTTGCTTAGAGTAGTATCTAATCGATTGAGACTAGAGGCTGAAAGAGTTAATAAAGATATTGATGAAATGGCTAATGACAGCATCGCTTATGAAGATGTAGTTAGATCAGTCACAGTTGATATTGTTGCACGTACACTAATGACATCTACAGACCAAGAGCCTATGAAGCAATATTCTGAATCAGCTTTAGGTTATTCAGTTTCAGGTACTTTTTTAACGCCTGGTGGTGGATTGTTCATCAAACGTGATGAATTAAAAACATTAGGTTTAAGAAGGCAAAAATATGGAGTGATTGACTTTTATGGCATTGATTAAAGGAATTACAGTCACTTTAATAGGTAAACAAAAAGTAGATGAAGACCCTTTTGGCGCTCCAGTCTATAAAGATGTAGAAATAAATGTCGATAACGTGCTTGTTAGTCCTACATCATCAGAAGATATGAATAATCAATTAGATATAACTGGTAAAAAAGCTGTCTATGATCTAGCGATTCCCAAAAACGATAATAACGATTGGGAAGACAAAGAAGTTAGATTTTTTGGTAAACGCTGGAAAGTATTCGGAATGGAAACGCAAGGTATAGACCACTTAATCCCACTCGACTGGAATAAGAAAGTGACGGTGGAAAGATATGAGTAAAGTTAAATTTGAATTAAACAGAAAAGGCGTAGCTGATTTGATGAAATCAGGGAACATGCAGTCAATAATAAAGAAAAATGCTTCTAACATTAGAGGTAGGGCGGGTGCTGGTTACCAACAAGATTTATACGTTGGTAAAAATCGTGCAAATGCTCACGTGTGGGCTGAATCAAGAGAGGCTAAGTCTGATAATTTAAAGCATAACACGCTGCTAAAGTCGGTAAGGTAAATGATCGAATTAGTTGTATTAGACCATTTAAAAGAAAATTTAGATGTTCCAGTAAGCCTTGAGAAACCCTCGAAAGAGACAGGTTCTTATGTTGTGTTCGAAAAGACTTCAAGTGAAAAATCTAATCACTTACCAGATGCAACAATAGCCTTTCAGTCATACGCTAAAACCTTATATGAAGCAGTTATGTTAAACGAAGAAGTCAAAGAAGTTGTCGAAAACCTTATCTATTTAGATGAAATAAGAGGTTTAGATTTAAACAGCGATTATAATTTCACAGATACATCAACAAAAGAGTATCGCTATCAAGCAGTTTTCGATATTAGATATTATTAGGAGGAATAAATATGAGTAAAGCAACTAACGTTTCAACAGCAAAACCGAAGGTGGGAGGAGCTGTTTATTCGGCGCCTTTTGGTACTAAACTACCAAAAGATGCAATAGAAGAAATAGATTTAGAATTCAAAAGTTTAGGTTACATTTCTGAAGATGGTATGACGAACGAAAACACTCCAGAAAGTGAAAATATTGTAGCTTGGGGCGGAGATACAGTAGCGAACGTACAAACATCTAAAGAAGATACATTCACTTACACATTGATTGAATCAGTGAACGTGAATGTTTTAAAAGAAGTTTATGGTCCCGAAAACGTTGAAGGGGATTTAGATACAGGTATCACAGTTAAAGCTAACAATAAAGAACATTTAGAACACTGTTTAGTAATTGATATGATTCTTAAAGGTGGCATTCTAAAACGTATTGTTGTTCCAAGCGGTAAAGTATCTGAAATCGGTGAAGTTGAATATCAAGACGAAGAACCAGTAGGTTATGAACTAACTATTGCTGCTATTCCTGATGAAAAAGGAAATACGCATTATGAATATATTAAAAAGCCTTCAACAGAACCAGTAGGAGCTAGTACTAAACTAGGAGGTACGAGTAAATAATGGCAGAAAAACAAGAGGAACTTATGACGTTAAAAGGTACGACTGAATCAGGCTTTGAATATGTAGTAGAAAAAGAAACTTTAGATGACTGGGAATTATTTGAAATGATGAGTGAAATGGAAGAAAGGCCATTTTTATTAAACAATATAATAACAACACTTTTAGGTAAGAAACAGAAAGAAAAATTAAAAGACCATCTAAGAAACGAAAACGGAAAAATACCTATGCAAGAAATGGGTAAGGTTCTTGAAGAAATATTCAACCAGCATAAAGAAACAAAAAAATCCTAGTCCTCGCTAGAATGATAAAAACAGATGAAGATGCTTTAATATGTGATCTCGCAGAAATATATAACATCTATGACTATAAACAGCTACCGCTCAGCAAGGTAGCTGTTTTTTCATATGGATTAAGAAACGATTCGAGGATTCGTATGAAGATGAATAACGAACAATTAGTACCACTAGATACTCTGCTATTGGCTGGTATATCAGACAAGGTTAATACATTGCTTTGGTTCCAAACAAAAGATGGTCAAAAAGGAAAGAACAGACCAACACCAATAACAGATTCTTTAGTAAATGGTGGTAATGCTAAAGAAGATAACAGAGATATTATAGCATTCGATTCTGGTGAGGACTTTACAAAAGCTAGACAGAGACTTATTGAGTCTGGAGGTGAGTAAATGGCTGATTTAGGTAAAGCATATGTTCAAATAATGCCATCTGCACAAGGGATAAGTGGTTCAATACAAAAGATTATAAATCCTGAAGCAACATCCGCAGGAAAAAGCGCAGGAACAAGCATAGCTTCTTCAATGGCAAAATCTATGGGTAATGTTGGTGGAAAATTAACTAAAGCTATTACATTACCAGTAGCAGGTGCAGCAACTGCAGTAGGTGGTTTAGTTGGTGCGCTAGGCTTTAAAAGACTTGTAGGTTTAGATACAGCGCAAGCTAAACTAAAAGGTTTAGGGTATTCAGGTAAAGAAGTAGAAAGAATATCAGGACAAGTTGAAAACGCTATTGAAGGCGGAATGACCACGATGGGCGAAGGAGTAGATATTGCTGCTGGTGGTTTAGCTGCAGGCGTTAAAGAAGGTAAAGATTTAGAGAAATATATCAGTCTTGTTGGTGATGCTGCAGTTGGTTCTAATCGGCCAGTAGGTGAAATGGCGCAAATATTTAATCGTGTTCAAGGCGGAGGTCGCTTAATGACACAAGAATTGAACATGATTGAACAAGGTTTACCGGGTTTCGCACAAGCAATGGCAGATGAAGTTGCAGGTGGATCTCTTGATTCGTTCAGAGAAATGGTAACAAATGGCGAAGTAGGTTCTGAAGAGTTTTTAAACGTCATGGACGATTTCGCAGGAGGTATGGCTGCAGCTTACTCAGAATCATGGCCTGGTATGTGGCAAAACACTAAAGCTTATGTAGGTATGATAGGTGAATCTTTACTAGAAGGATTGTTTGAAGATGGAAAAGCAGGACTTGCTAGTTTCATTGAAACTTTAAAGTCAGACGAAGTGCAAGAATGGGCTGTTGAAACTGGTGAAAAGATAAGAAATGTAGTCAGCAAGATAACATCAGTTCTTTCGACTGTTTGGGGCTGGTGGACTAGTTTAAGTTCAGGCGCTCAAATGTTTATGGGAATTATCGGTGCTGTTGCAGTTGCAATAGGACCTGTACTTTTAATAGTCGCCAAAGTCATGAGTACAATTATGACTCTCATGCCATTATTTAAATTACTAGGTACTGCAATAGGTGCAATATCTTTACCAGTAGCTGCAGTGGTCGCTGCAATTATAGCAGCAGCTGCATTAATAATAATTTACTGGGAACCTATTAAAGAATTCTTTATAAATATGTGGGAAAAAATAAAGGAATTAGGTTTAAGTATCTGGGAAGTCTTAAAAGAAGCATGGACTACAACAGTTGAGTTTCTAAAAGAGATTTGGGAACCAATTGGCGAATTCTTCAGTATGATGTGGGAAGAAATAACCGAAGTGTTTATGATGGTTTGGGAGCCTATAAAAGAAGCCTGGAATGAAGTAATACAGTTTCTTATGGAGTTATGGGGTCCTATTAAAGAATTCTTTAGTGAAACATGGCAACAAATAAAAGAGATATTTTCCCTTGCTTGGGAATTAATAACTGTGATTTTCGAAACAGCTTGGTCAATTATCCAACCTATTGTAGAAATGGGAATGAATGCGATTATGTTAGTTATTCAATCAGTTATGGCTATCATACAACCGATTATTGAAACGGGTTGGAATATCATCAAAACGATAATTCAAACAACGATGGATGTAATAAGCGCAGTAGTTAGTACTGTTTGGAATGTTATCAAAACAGTAATAACAACAGTTTTAAATGTAATAAAAACAGTGGTAAGAACGGCTTTCAACATTATTAAAACGATAATTCAAACAGTGTTAAATGTTGTCAAATCTGTCGTCTCTGGAGATTTTAGTTTTATAGAAAACATCATAAAAACAGTCTCTAATATAATTAAATCCATCATTTCTACAGTTTGGAATACAATGCAGTCAATCATTTCTACTGTTTTAAATGTTATTAAATCAGTTGTTTCGTCTGTTTGGAATGGCATTAAATCAGTTATTTCATCTGTTATGAACAGCATTAGTTCTACTGTTTCTTCAATATGGAACACTATAAAATCAGTTGTTTCATCTGTAGTGAATAGTATTAAATCAGTTGTTTCGTCAGTATGGAATGCGATAAAATCAGTTATATCATCTGTTATGAACAGTATTAGCTCTACTGTTTCTTCAATATGGAATAGTATTAAATCAACAGTATCTAATGTTGTTAACTCTATCAAATCAACTATTTCAAATATATTTAACTCTTTATCAGGAATAGTAAGAGGTGCAATGAGTAAGGTTAAGAATGCAGTTAGAAACGGAATAACAGGAGCATACGATGCAGTTACTGGAATGTTCGGTAAATTCATGAGTGCGGGTAGAAAAATACCAGAAATGATAGCTGACGGAATTAAAGCAGCTGCAGGAAAAGTAAAAGATGCAGCTAAAAATTTGGTGGGGAAAGTAAGAGATTTCCTTCCGTTTTCTCCAGCTAAAGAGGGGCCGTTGAGTGATTTAGATAAATTAAACTTTGGCGGTACTATCTCGATGGGTATTGATGATGGAACTGATAAAGTACAAAAAGCAATGAATAATATGTTAGCAGTTCCAAATAAACCAGTTATGTCAACCAAAAATTCATTAAACAGCAGTAATAACATCGCTCTACTAAAAGAGCAAAACAACATATTAATGAAAATTTTAAACAAAAACACTAATTTAGTAATGAATGATAGAGTTCTAGCAGAAGAAATAGAACCAGCTTTAACAGAAGTGCAAGATAGAAACAGGCACATTAATGAAAAGTTTATTTAACAATTAAAGGAAGGAGGTAATTTATGATTTTCAATGGAATAGAAAAAGATTATTTAACAGTCTTACGAGACTTAAACAGACCAGCGTGGGCTCCAATTGAAAGAGAGTTAATTACAGTACCTGGAATGTCTGGAGCGCATTTATCACACTCAAAAAGACAAGTCAGAGAAATTACTGTACCAGTATTTTTGAGGGATGAAGATTTTGGCGACTTACAAAAAATCAAAGAAGATCTAGCTGAATGGTTGATACATGATGTTGCAAAAGAATTAAAGTTCAAAGATGAACCTGATAGGACTTACTACGCTTTTGTTGATGGCGGATTAGATTTAGATGAAATGGTCAAATGGGGCGAAGGCGTTATAACTTTTATTTGTCCTGACCCCTACAAATACGGACCAGAAGAATCTAAAGACGTTGAAGATAACGATATAATCGAAAACAAAGGTACAGCTGATGCAGACCCGATAATCGAATTGACTACTAAAAAGAAATCTACTTTTGCGTTAATTAGCTTAGGTGCTGATGAAGATAGTGAATATAATTTAATCGGCACACCGACAGAAGTGGATGAGGAAGTTGTGGATAATGAACATCCAGTTTTTGTTGAGTATGGCGAGACTTTAGAAAATTGGAATGAACCAGGCTCTCATTTT